TGGTTCACTCTGTCTGGTGCTGAAGGCCTGAAGTCATTACCGTCAGGACGCGGGAGGCGCTGGCCGTTCGAACATATTTGCGCATTGCTGCGTGAGCTTGTTAAGCATTCTCCCGGCGATTTTGGTTATCAGCGTTCCCGCTGGAGCACCGAACTTCTGGCGATAAAAATCCGTGATATCACCGGTTGTCCGCTACATGCTTCAACCATCCGGCGATGGTTACCTGCTGCCGGCCTGGTATGGCGGAGAGCCGCGCCGACACTGCGTATCCGTGACCCACACAAAGAAGAAAAAATGGTCGCTATCCATGAAGCACTGGCGAAATGTAGTGCGGAAAACCCCGTGTTTTACGAAGATGAAGTGGATATTCATCTCAACCCGAAAATCGGTGCTGACTGGCAGTTACGCGGGCAGCAAAAACGAGTTGTCACTCCGGGCCAGAATGAAAAGTACTATCTTGCCGGTGCGCTGCACAGCGGTACGGGAAAAGTCAGCTACGTTGGTGGAAACAGTAAAGGTTCATCCTTATTTATCAGACTGTTAAAACATCTGAAGGCGACATACCGGCGTGCAAAAACGATTACGCTCATTGTAGATAACTACATCATCCACAAAAGCCGTGAAACGTTGCGCTGGCTGAAAGCAAACCCAAAGTTCAGGGTCATTTACCAGCCGATTTACTCGCCGTGGGGCTTTGTTGAATAATAGGTAATCATTCTGTTTTGTCTGCACTGTTTTGGTAGAAAACGCTGATGCCAGACAGAACACCGTCATACGCAAGCATGTAACGCATTGATTTTATGTTATCTGAAACAACCGTTTTCATAGTACCACAGCATAAAATCCATTTATTCAACAAAGCCAAACCGCCACTAACATTCTGTGGAAAGGTATGAATAAAGTCACTGACTTGGTATTTTAGGGCTGCTTTGACCCTGACCCAAAATCCTGTTCCATTCATAAACACAATTCCGGCATGATTAATACTCCCCCGAGCGGACATAGAGCAGCGGGGAGAAAATGTAGTTGCCCGAAACGGGGATGAGGTAATTGTGATTATTTTTTATGTGGTATGTCATTGAGGGGATATGAGGTACACCCGCCCACAGTAGGATGAAGATTAAATAATTGTAAGCCACTAATATTTTAGAATAAACCAACCATAATAAGGTATAATCGTAAGCGTCACATTTAAACCGTCTGTGCAGCGGGCTCCGGTTCCGGGAAAATAGTGTCCATCATTTTTTAATGGACACTATCGCGTGAAACACCGGACATGGCTCCTTGAGGCGCTTCGCCTCCATTTTGATGAAAAGCTGCCGCGTATTGAGGCCGGGCGCAGGCTGGGTATCCCCAAAACCACGGCCTGCGATCTCTTTGTTCGCTTCAGGAAGGCCGGTCTCTCCTGGCCTTTGCCGCCACGAATCAACGCCAAAATTCTGGATAAGCGCCTTTACCAACAGGCATCCCGAAAATCGTCCGTTCTTCCCGTCGTCCCTGCTCCCTGTGAAATCCCTGTCGCCCGCAAACGACCACGACGCCCCAACTTCCCCCGCGACTTCAAAATCGCCATGGTGGAGCAGTCGATGCAGCCCGGCGTCAGCGTGGCACAGCTTGCCCGCGAAAATAACATTAACGATAATCTCCTGTTCAACTGGCGGCGACTTTATCAGCAGGGGCTGCTGGCTGCGCGGACAGATGCGCCGGTCATGTTGCCCGTGACGCTCGCTGCTGAATCAGGCCCCGGACAGCCTCATCCACCGTCCGTTCAGAGCGACGATGCCCCCTGCTGTGAGCTGGTTCTGCCCGCCGGCACGCTTCGTATCAGCGGAAAGCTGACGCCAGAGCTGCTTCAGATGCTTATCCGGGAAATGCAGGGGAGTTCGCGGTGATATCACTTCCTGCAGGTTCCCGCATCTGGCTGGTTGCCGGCATCACCGACATGCGCAACGGCTTCAATGGTCTGGCTTCCAGGGTGCAGAATACGTTACGGGATGACCCGTTCAGCGGGCATCTGTTCATCTTTCGCGGCCGGCGCGGCGACATGATAAAGGTACTGTGGGCCGACCGGGACGGCCTGTGCATGTTTACCAAAAGGCTGGAACGTGGCCGCTTCGTCTGGCCGGTGACCCGTGACGGCAAAATCCACCTGACGCCTGCGCAGCTGTCCATGCTGCTGGAAGGCATTAACTGGAAGCATCCCCAGCGGACGGAACGCCCTGGAATACGCATATAACCTGCTGTAAAGTGGGGTTATGGATACCTCATACCCTGATGAAAACGCCCGGCTCAGGGCGCTGCTGCAGGAGCAGCAAACGACCATCCGCAAAATGGCGGAATATAACCGTCTGCTCTCGCAGCGGGTGGCGGCGTACGCCAGCGCAATCAACCGCCTGAAGGCGCTGGTTGCTAAGCTGCAACGTATGCAGTTCGGCAAAAGCTCCGAAAAGCTGCGTGAGAAAACGGCCCGCCAGGTGCGCGAGGCAGAGGAGCGCATCAGCGCCCTGCAGGAGGAGATGGCTGAGGTGCTGGGCGAGCTGCATGACCCGGCACTCCCGCAGCCGCTGCGCCAGTCTTCCGCCCGCAAACCGCTGCCGGCCTCACTTCCCCGCGAAACCCTCACGCTGTCGCCGGCAGAAACCACCTGTCCGGCATGCGGCGGCGAACTCAACGCGCTGGGCTGCGACGTATCGGAGCAGCTGGAGCTTATCAGCAGCGCCTTTAAGGTTATCGAAACGCAGCGGCCGAAGCTGGCCTGCTGCAGCTGTGACCACATCGTTCAGGCTTCCATGCCGTCAAAACCCATCGAACGCAGCTATGCGGGCCCCGGCCTGCTGGCGCGCATCGTCACGGCGAAGTTCGCAGAGCACACGCCTCACTATCGTCAGTCAGAGATATACCATCGTCAGGGCGTGGAGCTGAGTCGCGCCACGCTGGGTCGCTGGTCCGGCGCGGTGAGCGAACTGCTGGAGCCGCTGTACGGCCTGCTGCGCCAGTACGTGCTGATGCCGGGCAAGGTGCACACCGACGATATCCCTGTGCCGGTACAGGAGCCGGGCAGCGGTAAAACGCGCACGGCCCGGCTGTGGGTATACGTGCGGGACGACCGCAACGCGGGCTCACAGCTTCGACCGGCGGTCTGGTTCGCGTACTCGCCGGACCGGAAAGGCGTACATCCACAGCAGCACCTTGCGGGGTACAGCGGTATCCTGCAGGCGGACGCTTACGGTGGTTATAATGCGCTGTACGAAGATGGCCGCATAACCGAAGCAGCCTGCATGGCGCACGCCCGGCGAAAAATCCACGACGTGCATGCCCGGACACCGACCGACATCACAACCGAAGCGCTGAAGCGTATCGGAAAGCTGTATGCCATCGAGGCTGAGATACGCGGCAGCCCGGCAGACGAGCGGCTGGCGGTACGTAAAGAGCAGACTATCCCGTTAATGCAGTCACTGTACGACTGGATACAGGTTCAGATGAAGGTACTGTCGCGCCACTCGGACACGGCGAAGGCGTTCGCCTATCTACTGAAGCAGTGGGACGCGTTAAACCTGTACTGCAGCAATGGCTGGGCGGAGATCGACAACAATATCGCGGAGAACGCGCTGCGTGGCGTAGCCCTGGGCCGGAAAAACTGGCTGTTCGCCGGTTCAGATACAGGCGGAGAACGTGCGGCGATCCTCTACTCTCTGATCGTCACCTGCCGGCTTAACGGCGTTGACCCCGAGACGTGGTTGCGTTACGTCATCGGTCATATACAGGACTGGCCGGTGAACCGGGTCCGCGATCTGCTGCCATGGAAGGTCGAGCTTCCCTCTGCCTGAACGTCAATACGGTCTGAATGCGACGCTTACCTAACATTTGGTGCCTGCAGGAATCGAATTAATTAATGATGTTTTTGTTTTATATGCATTATTTTAATTGAAATGAAAGAAAGTACCCCCAAATGTACCCCTTAATTCAATTCCATTAACTCAATGATGCATCTGTCGCTTAAAGGTTTGTTCGGCTTTGTTGAATAATAGGTAATTATTCTGTTTTGTCTGAACTGTTTTGGTAGAAAACGCTGATGCCAGACAGAACACCGTCATACGCAAGCATGTAATGCATTGATTTTATGTTATCTGAAACAACCGTTTTCATAGTACCACAGCATAAAATCCATTTATTCAACAAAGCCGGTTTGTTCAGGACATAGCGGGAAGGTAGCGGCCATGACCTCAGCAAAACTTTGCATTGCAGGAATGTGTAAACTGGCAGAACCCGAGAAATTGACGCTTTCTTGTGTTGAGGTGTCAAATCTGTAAAGCAATCCGTTTCGTTTTTTTGGAATTCAGTGGGGAAAGTGTCAACCTGTCAGCCCAGACACAAGCAGCATTGACACTTTTCAGCGGCTACTGTTGGGGTTTAGGCCAATCCGTAAGGGCGAGCATTCCTGTATAGCTAAAGCAATCAGGGTCATCCGGGCATTGATCCGCAACGTAACAAACCTCGCGGCGAATAAGTGCAATAGCCCGTTCAGCATTTTGTCTTAAATCGTATTTCTGAAAAAAATACTCCGTGTCTCCGTCATCCAGCCAGATTCCTTCATTCTCGATGAATTCCAAACCCCAGTTAAGTTCGGCGGCCGCATCAGTAACACGCTTTTTAATTTCATCTTCATGTACAGGTGCCGGCCGCTTGCCGTCATTCTCTTTGATAGTGCCCCAGAATTCAGCCCACGTCATTTCGAGCGTACGATGAGGCCACAAAGCGTTTTTTGTTTCGTAGGCTATTGGGGGCGGTTGCTGCCTCTCTGTCGCTGAGACATCAATTTTGGATCCTGAAATGACCACGGTGCCTTTAGCAACCCAGTGGCTTTGTTGAATAATAGGTAATCATTCTGTTTTGTCTGCACTGTTTTGGTAGAAAACGCTGATGCCAGACAGAACACCGTCATACGCAAGCATGTAACGCATTGATTTTATGTTATCTGAAACAACCGTTTTCATAGTACCACAGCATAAAATCCATTTATTCAACAAAGCCCAACCCAGTCATAGACTGTCTGGCGGCTGACGCCCCTATATCGCGCATATTCTGCTTTGCTCATCAACATAATTTACTGATACCTCCATCAGTCCGGTGCGCCAGTGTGGCCGCTACCGCTCTGCACGCCACCATGAGTGTGGCCGGTCAGGCTCTTGCCGCCCGCTGTTACATCGTTATTAACCGTCACCGGGCCATTCATGGTTGCCGTTCCACCGCCGCTGCCCATACCCTGGGAAAGGTTGCCATTGATAGTCACATTGCCGTTGAACACGATTTCCGGTGACGTAATTTCGGTTCCACCATTAGCACTGGCAGTGAGTTTACCCGGGGTCTGGATGGTGATGTCGTGCCCGGCAGCTACTTCTACAAATGCGGCACCATCGTCTGTGCGAAGTTGTGCGGCGGTTGGGCTGATATTGCTGATTTTCTTTGCCTGTGACTGTGGACCCGGTATGACAAACGCATCACTGAAATCGTGATTTCGGCCGCTGTTTGAGTTCTGAACGCCGCCGTTCTGCCACCAAAAATCGAGATCCCGACTGCTGATAATCACAAGGCATTCGTCACCTGGCTTAACTGGAAAGGTTAGGGTGCAACCGCCGCCGCGGGGAAACACCACAGGTGCATCGAGCAGCATTGGGAACTGCTGGGCATCATAATTGAGTCGATCGATTGATGTGCTGTTTTCGGGAATAATCGGTATTGCTCCCATAACGCCAACATCGACCTCACAGCTGACGGTTTCCGGATCGAATGAACGGATAATGCCAGGGTAAGCAACACGTGTTTTCTGCATCGCCAGGCCAACGCAGGAATCAAAAGCCTCCAATGAGTCAACCGGCCGTAATATCGACATAGTAAACCTCTCAGCCAGCTATGCGCTGGCATGGGAATGAACCTATAACGCGCGGCTGATCCATGTTTGTGCGGATGAGCTCAACGTTCAAAAAACGGTTGTTACTGCCATCCGGATGCACATACTCAAATCCGTAATTGTTGCCGTCTCTGGCTGGCATGAGAGTCATCTCAACCCGCAAACTATCTTTTCCCAATTCAGTTATTTTTTGGGACGTGACTCGTTGTCCATTGATTTTAGACATTTCACCCAAAGTGGCCTTGCTATATCCTGTTCGACGCTGGACTTCTGATAATCGAATAAATGACTGCGACATATTTACCTCATAACGTCTATTACGGTTTACAAGGTTAATTCAAACAAATAATGGCTTTGTTGAATAAATGGATTTTATGCTGTGGTACTATGAAAACGGTTGTTTCAGATAACATAAAATCAATGCATTACATGCTTGCGTATGACGGTGTTCTGTCTGGCATCAGCGTTTTCTACCAAAACAGTGCAGACAAAACAGAATGATTACCTATTATTCAACAAAGCCTATTTAAATAGGAAAAAATAATGTTATAGGTTTCTTGATTCTTTTCTCTGTCGAATTCTGAGAGGCGGAGCAGATGATAAACTCCAGCCATTGCCATTGCTGCTTGTTCAGCGGATACAACGCGTTGGCGCTTAAGGTGATGTGGCATATTTAAAATGTTTTCACGCATGACTCTTCACCTTCATTAATTGTCTAATGAAGTCTACTGTAGTCTACAAGGACTGTCTATCCATACAGCTACGAGGTGTGCCCAAACGTACCATGCACAACAACGTTGTCGCCGTTTTCCAGCGATTCCATGTAATCGGCATACCACTGCAACATTACCCGTCTGCGGTCGAGATACTGAGCATGATTATAGGTGCCGCGAATGGAGTTTTTATCGACGTGGGCCAATTGGATTTCTATCCAGGCACTGTTATAACCCTGCTCATGCAGGATAGTGCTCATTGTGTGCCTGAAACCGTGCCCGGTAACCTTGCCATGATAGCCAATACGTTTAAACACCTGGTTAATACTGGCCTCGCTCATGGTTTTTTGCGGGTCATTTCGCCCAGGGAAAAGTAGCGGATACTTTCCGGTAATCTCGCGGATCTGACTGATAAGCTGTAAAGCCTGGCTTGAGAGTGGCACGATGTGTGGGCGACGCATCTTCATTCGTTCGGCTGGTATTTCCCACTGAGCACTATCCTCATCAATTTCAGTCCATGCTGCGGCACGTAGCTCACCAGTTCGGACGCCGGTCAGAATTAGCAGGCGTGCAGCCATAACCACCAGTTGGCTACCTGAGTACTGAGAAAGTGCATAGAAGAACGCGGGTAATTCAGCGGCAGGCAAGAATGGGTAATGCTTTGCCTCATGCCCCAGCATGGCTCTGGTAAGGTCCGGTGCCGGATTATATTGGGCGCGGCCAGTGACTATCGCATAGCGAAAAACTTCACCGCATCGCTGGCGCACCTTTTTTGCTTTCTCCGTTGCGCCGCGGCTTTCGACCACTTTCAGTAGATTTAGCAGATCGAGGGGCTTAACTTCGGCAACAGGGGTCCGGCCAATAAAAGGGAACACGTCTTTTTTGAAAGAATCCATTATGGATGTGGCGTACAACTCAGACGACCATCGTTTAATCCTGCTGGCGTGCCATTCAAGAGCGATATCCTGAAAGGAGTTCTGGCTCTGCATCATGCGCTGTTGACGTTCCTCCCGCCTGGCCACGTTTGGATCAACCCCGCGAGTCATACCCTTTTTAGCCTGTTCCCGCTGCTCGCGTGCATCTGCCAAACTAACATCGGGATATACGCCAATGGCCAACAACTTTTCCTTGCCATCGATGCGATATTTTAGCCGCCAATAACGAGAGCCATTTGGGTTTACCAAAAGATATAAGCCACCACCATCAGACAGCTTGTAAGGCTTTTCACGCCCTTTAGCAGTATCAACCTGTCTCGCATTAAGTTTCACTTTTGGGGGTATCTCCAGTAGACCGAACAGCTTATACCCCCAAATGTACCCCCTGATTAGAGTTGATTGCAATAGATGTTAGTAGACGTTGGGATAGTTTGTTGGTGGTTATTTTTATGATTTTAAAGGGAAAAGTATACTTTGCAAGACGGTGTGAGAAGTGAATAAAGTGTCCCTGCAGGAATCGAAAATGTGTTTATTGTTATGTTTTTTAATGATTATTTTCATATGTATTTTTTCGATACCATCATGGATACCATCAGTCGATAAAAATGTCTCATTAAGACCATAGAGATCGGCCTATTTTGTCAGTTCCAATAACGAATAGATGAATGAAAGAACGGCGGGACAGGGGACTGGCAAATCTGCTATTAGGCTGAAAAATGATCAAAAAAGTTATCACACCCACGCATTATACAATGCTGCTCGCAAACCAGCGCCAGCTCTGGAAGTCAGGGGGATACACCCTAAAGTATTTTTTTCACTTTATGTATACCATAATGGCTTTAAATCACTCACCATCCAGCGCTATAACCGGGTTTAACCGTGTATACCATCGCCCATGTGACATGACGTATTTTCATTCATAAAACTCTTTATTGTATCGAATTTGACACAATACCCGCCCGCAGCAATCAGGCCGTCAAGCAAATATCGTTGTGCTGTTCATGACACACCTGATCCCTCAAGAATTGCTCACAGCGAGAAAGAATATGGATAACCCGGACAAAATTTCCGTCCCTGAGGTCACTGCAGTGACAGAGCCGCAGTCCTCTGCGGAATGCTTCACCTTTGGCGATCCCATTCCCGTACTGGACCGGCGCGAACTGCTGGACTATGTGGAATGCGTGCAGATGGATCGCTGGTATGAGCCGCCGGTGAGTTTTGCAGGGCTGGCACGTACCTGGCGAGCAGCCGTGCATCACAGTTCACCCATTGCCGTTAAGCGTGACATTCTCAGCAGTACCTACATCCCTCACCGCCTGCTCAGTCAGCAGTCTTTTGCCCGTTTCGTTCAGGATTATCTGGTGTTTGGTAATGCCTATCTGGAAAAGCGTACTAACCGGCTGGGCGGTGTCCTCACACTGGAGCCAGCGCTGGCGAAGTACACACGGCGCGGCGTTGACCTGGAATCCTACTGGTTTGTTAACTATGGTCTGACAACGCAGCCTTATGAGTTCACCAGAGGCAATATTTTTCACCTGATGGAACCGGATATTAACCAGGAAATTTATGGGCTGCCCGGCTACCTCTCCGCCATTCCGTCAACCCTGCTCAACGAGTCCGCAACGCTGTTCCGCCGGAAGTATTACATCAACGGCAGCCATGCGGGCTTCATCATGTACATGACCGACGCGGCGCAGAATCAGGAGGATGTGAACAACATCCGCAAGGCAATGAAAAGCGCCAAAGGGCCGGGCAACTTCCGCAATCTGTTTATGTACTCACCCAATGGCAAAAAGGACGGCATCCAGATCATCCCGCTGTCAGAGGTGGCGGCGAAAGATGAGTTTCTGAACATCAAGAACGTGAGCCGTGATGACATGATGGCAGCGCACCGCGTGCCGCCGCAGATGATGGGTATCATCCCCAGCAACACCGGCGGCTTTGGCGATGTGGAAAAGGCCAGCCGTGTTTTTGTCCGCAACGAACTGATGCCGCTGCAGAAGCGACTGCAGGAGCTGAATACCTGGCTGGGCGAAGAAGTGATCTGCTTCGAGCCTTATCCTTTACAACTTGATGAAAGTGCTGATAACAACAGGGGGTATGTATGGGATGGATCGGCGTTGATCTGGATGGCACGCTGGCGGTGTATCCACCAGAGAGCGGGGCGCTAATAGGTGATGCCATCCCCGGCATGGCGGAAAGGGTCCGCAAATGGCGCAAGGATGATATTGATGTACGAATTTTTACCGTCCGGGCTGGTTCGCGTGCCGGAGTGAAGCAGGTTAAAGCCTGGCTGAGAGCCAATGAACTGCCGGACCTGATGGTGACGAACGTTAAAGACAGCGGCATGGTGGAATTATGGGATGACAGAGCGATACGTGTTATCCGTAATACAGGTTCAGTGTGCGCGGGATGCAACGGCACATCGCAGTTTCACCATCATTCCGGGGATTTCACCAACTGCTGAGCCAGCAGGTATCCCGTTAACCATTGCCTGAGCGCCTCAGCAGCATTCTGCGGGGCGTTCGCTTTATTTATGGCATGAATCATGCCCCGGCACATGCGCCGCTCAGGTTGCCATTTCCCCCCTCTGCGCGCGCTGCCCCCCACGCCTGCCCGCTTCGCTTAACAGAATGGTTTTCATGCACCCCGTAAATCGCCTCAGGAGTCGCCGCACAAGGGCTTTCGCGTAAAAAATAGCGCATGAGACTCATGCGTTTTCATGCGCCATAGACATGCACTCATGCGCTCTCGGGCCAGCCAGGAAAAAGGCGTAAAAAAACCCGGCGCTAAGCCGGGCGTATGTGGGAAGTTTTACTCATCAGACCGGGATTTGCTGACGGCTGGATAGCCTGGATGCAGAGCCATAGCGATTCAGGGTTTGCACCTTCTTGTCTGTGCCTTCCTGCACTGTCTGCGTTTTCCCTTCTTGCTGCGGGCGAGTAATGATCGTATCCACTGATTCAAGCGCAGTAAAAGTGCTTGAACATTCCAGATTCTGGCACTGGTAGTAGGTCCGCTTTACCGATGGAGCCTCGTACTGGCTGGAACGACCATGTGAAATGGCCTGGCAAAAAGGACATTTCAGTGCCATCAGATACCCTCCATATCGCGATTACGTTTCTGCAGCTCTTCACGTTCCTGACGGATCTTCATTTTGTGAAGGGCCGCCGGTGACGGGCTTTTGCTTAAATCGACACGAGCCGCATAATCCGGCGCAACTCCCGCCAGTTTAAACACCGGATCCTGTTCCGGCATCGCATCGTTAGTAAGAGCCGGTTTGGTAATATGTTTGTGAATAAAGTCTTTCAGTACTGTGTTCGGGTCATTAACTGAATTCACCACCCCCACAACGGCACTGGCTTCCCGGCCCATTGTGGTTTTGAGCAGGCTCAGTGTCTGGATTAATGCCTTACCATGCGACTGCATGAAGTCTTCCCAGATTTGCTTTGCGCGAATACCCACAAGGGTGTCGTGCGCGTGGATATACTTTCCGGCTAATTCCGCAGTCTCCTGCGGCAAAAGTGCATTTTCGCATTCCTGAGCCGCCAGTAGCTCATCAAAATCCTCAAGCGTTTCACGCCCCAGCGCAATTTCCGTACGCAGTTTTTTCATTTCCTTTGAGACTACGCCCTGACTTTCACGAAACAGCGTGCGCCACTCCTCATTCAGGGCGTTCGTCGTGACTTCCATTTCAGCGCAGCGCTGGCGGATAGTTGAAATATTATCCGCTGCCGCTTTCTGCTGACGACGTGCTTCAAGCCATGCGTTTCTGGCAGTGTTCAGAGTTTCCAGTGCCCGCTGCGTGACAGCCGGAAAAGTGGAAAGGTTGGTATTCTCTGCGGTGTTGTTCATGACTTCTCCTGTCGGGTTGGTTCGTTACGTCAATTGTGTCGTGGCTGACACAAGCGCACTACCGGTGCTCAGTGTGTGGTGGCTGGCACAACGGGCCTCTGCGGCTATTCAGACGCGGCTATGACAGCCAGCCAGATAAAAACGCCTCTGTTTCAGCCTGCTTTATGTCCCCGATGCGGTGGAACAGGTGGAACAGGTGTTACAGATTTGTTTTGTAAAGCATTTATAGGTACAGCACAGGTGGAACATCGCGGGTAACAAGGTGGAACAGCGGGTTGGCTGACGTTCCACCTGTTCCACCTCACTATTTCAGAAGGTGGAACAGGTTCAGCCCTTGTAAAATACGGTTGTTCCACCTGTTTCACCTGTTACCCTTAATAAATAAGACTCACGCAAAGCCTTAACCCGGCACCTCGCTGTTGAAGACATAGAGCCTGCGGGGATTCATCTCTGGCGGGCGAATGTTTGTCTGCAGCTTGCCATCGGTGGAGGGCAGCAGATATCCACGATCCGCGCACAGACGCGCCACCTTGCGCGGGTCAAATCCCCGGCAGATTTCTTTCCAGCCGGACGGCATGACGTAGAACGTGGTGACAGCTTCCGTGCCCTGCGCGGTACTGCCTTTCTCCACCCTGCGCCAGCCCACCATATTACCGGGGCGGTTGCGCTCGTCGTGCCAGTCAGCAAAGCGGCTGTACTGATTCGCAGTAAAGAAACTGCGTACCTGCTCCAGTGCGGCAATATCTTCCTGATTGGCGGTGTGCCCGCGATCTTTCAGCCATGCGTTCAGGCAGACGCGGGTTGCCCGCAGCGCTTCCCCCTCAGGCCAGCCGGTGATACCCAGACGGGTTGCCAGCTCGCCCGCCATCGCCACCAGTGCAAAGCGGTTCACAGCCCGGCCCACCTGATTGCCCGCATCTTTCGGGGTCAGGGCGGCGGTATATTCCTTCATCAGTGACTTTGCCTGTGCCGTCAGCCCGTTAAGATCAGCGGTCAGGGCTTTCAGCCACTCCCGGAACGGCGAACCGTAGTAACTGGACGTGGCCCACTCCAGATGCTCCGCCAGAGCCTTGCCGCTGTCGAAGCCGTGCAGCTCCTCAAATACGCCAAACTTCCCGGAATCGCTGGGGATCTGGATCATCCTGACTTCCATCCCGGCAAAGGTACGCTCCCCGGCTTTTGCCGCATGTTCGGTCAGTGACAGCTCGCCGGTTGAAAAGAAGAGCAGCCGCCACTGCTTACGGGTGCGCAGCTCACCGTCCGTACCGGCCCGGCCCTTGCCCTGACCGTTTGCCAGCATGTAGGCAATATTGCCCGCCTCGCGTCCGTCCACCTCCCGGATCTCGTCGAGCATCATGGCGGCATCGTTGCGGCGGCTGGCGCATCCCTCCAGTGCGTTGCCGGTTGCCCGCCACGTCTGCCAGTAGTCAGGCCCGCCGCAGACGGAGGTTGCCGCTTTCATGGTGGTGGTCTTACCGTCCGTCGATTCCCCCTTGAGGTGGTAGCCGCCGCCATCCATACCAACCAGCCGTAACAGGGGTGCAGCAAAGGCCAGACTGACGGCAAACGCCACGCGGGAGTTGCCGGTGCAGTAGCGGGATACGTGCTCCCGCCATTCCTCCGTTGTGCCCGACACGCGGAAATCGCGACCCTGCACGGAAGTGGTCTGGAGAATGACCCCCTCTGCACCTTCACCGCTGACCTCATCCTGCAGAACGTAAACCTGACCATGCCAGCCGGTGCGGCTGACGCAGGTCACGCGGCGTTCCGGTTTACACAGCGAGATATATTCCATCAGGCGGGCGCGGGCCTCGCCGGTGGTGCTGATATAGGACAGCCCGTTAACCAGCAGTACCCGGCGCAGCTCCTCACCGCTGCCGCTCAGCATTTCCATTGGCATCGCCCAGCGGCGGCGCTCTCCCCACGTATCTTCCCACTCCAGCAGTCGCCCAAAGTTACCGCCATCGGCATCGCAGGTGATTGCCGTCACGCGCAGCGGGTTGCATATTTTGACGTTCTGGATCTCCGTCTCACCGTTGCGCTGTACCTGTTTTTCATACCAGAGATATTCCTGGGTAAGACGGAATCCGTGCGGCAGCTGCGTGCGGCCTTCCCCACACAGCACCAGACCGTTACGAAAGGCTTCACGGGCGCGGGTAATACCGTGCTCCCGATGGAAATCATTCCAGTCAGCCTTAATCTCTCCCGGTGGCAGCGTCATCCAGCCGCCAACGGCTTTTGCCGCCCGTTCAGCAAAGGATCTGCCGGGGTTTTCGCCCCCGTCCTGAAAATCGTTATCACCGGCGATGATAATTTTTACCTCAGGCCAGCGTGCCCGCAGCGACAGCGCCACGTTGGGCAGGTTGCCCGCAGATATGGCAGCCACTACGCATCCGGCGGTGAGCTGGCTTACCGTCAGCGCCGTGGCGTAACCTTCGGTAATCACCACCTGTACCGGCGGTTCAGGCGGTAACGGGCTGAGCGCCACAAACGCGCCTTTCATCGTGCTGCCGGGCAGTATGCTTTTTTCACCCGTCGGGGCGATAAGCTGCGCACCGGTCACGGCTCCGGCATTGGTGGTGAGCGGTAATAGCAGGGAACCGGCAGGAAAATCCTTGCCGCTGATATGCTGCACGCTCCCGGTCAGGGAGGCCGGGTATCCGGCAAACCCTTTCCCGGTCAGATAGGGGCTTTCTCCCGTGTGGCTCTCTTTCATCAGCGCCGCCACGGTAAGGCTCATGTCGCGTTTAGGGGCTTTTTGCCTGGCGGGCTTAACGGGCAGTTCCTGCACATCCGGCACATTAAGCACCTGCGCCACCTCCTGCGCTGCCTTTCTGACGCCGTAGCCGGTCATGAGCTTAACCAGATCCAGACCGTCACCATTGCCGCACTGGCTGCAAATCCACGTCCCGCGCCCGTCAAGGTCATCGAGGCGAAAACGATCCTTGCCCCCACATTTCGGGCAGGGACCATGCCTGCCGTTTTCAGGTACATCAATACGCAGCATCTGCAGAATAACGGGCCATTTCCCCCGCGCTGCGGCTGAAATCTGCGTAACCGTCTGTGTTGTCATACTTCCCCCTGATACAGCGCCACACCCGTGCTGCAGAAGTCATCAAAGGCCGCCGGAAGCGTGCGGTACAGCTCCGCCATCACTTCACAGCCGCGCACGGTCAGTACCGGCGGCGCGGTCAGCAGTGACGGCTCCAGCATGTCAGTCAGCAGTGCCAGCGCGGCAGCGGCTCCCTGTGCTTCGCCGTACTCGTTAATCAGTGCGCACTCAATATGCAGGGCAATGGCCATTTCAATACGCTCAACCGTCAGGCTGTGCGGACCATACTGCTCGCTGCCGGTTTCGTTCAGCGTTTTCTGCTGCCATGCCGATGCAATAGCCCGCCGGTACAGCGCGGTGGTCATTTCTGCCGGGAAAATGGAAACCTGCGGCTGGTTCATTTTGTACCTCCTTCAATCAGTGCGCAGTTGTGCGCAATATCCGTCAAATCTGCCCGCAGGTATTCCATCAGCGCGGCGACACCCGGCGCACAGCCTGTATCCAGCGCTCCGACCTGAGACGGGTATTCAGAAAAGAGAAGCTGGAGCAGGTCGCAGGCATTTCTTGCGCGGGTCAGCCTTCCGAAACCGTCCTCTGACAATCCATAGGCAAAAGCACTGGTATTGTGTTTTTCAGGCAAAGTGTGGCCCTGAGCACCGTTGTGCCCGTTTGAAATATTCATCGTGGATTACTCCGTTTTCAGCGGTTTTTTGTCAGAGAAACCTGGAATAGTGGCTGTCGTCAGGTTCAGCAGAACGCCGTATGCTGCGATCCCGCCAGCGGGTAAATACCACAGACGGATGCAGTGTCAGCGGCCCGGAACCACTACCGCCCGCCGGAGCTGGCGAAGATTTAAAGAGCGGCGCATCAAACAGGCGCGTATACCGCTGTTCAAACCATGCCAGAGGGCAGGAAGAAAGCTGGTTGTCGCTGTCATGACGTATCAGCACTTCACTGCTGAATTCAGGATTAACCAGCGCCACGGAGGGAGACGCTTCAAGTAATCGGATGATTGTTACGGTCCAGCCACGTTCATGCTGCCAGCGTTCGCCGGGTTGCGGATAATTACGCATGTTCACCTCCGCAGGGAATACGACCGGCAAAGCTCAGCACATAGTCCGGGGCAAGTCTGCGCCGCGCTGACCACTCGTTATCTGCGGTGATCCTTAACATCACAGGACGGGCATTGCGTTGACTGCGGTTGATCGCCGCAAATAACCAGGTACACTTCTGTTTAGCCAT